AAGCAGCATTTGCGAGGATGACACCGCGGACACCTTCCGCGGGTTCGCTGGTTTCCCGATGAACTGCGGAAGCCCGGCGCCGTAGTTCGGCTGCCCTACATACGAGCCGGGGTTTGTATTGAATCGCCGCAAAATGCGTTGCTGGCTGCGCTGCAGCCCGCTCACCAGCAAGAGGTCGCCGGTTGAGGACAAAGCAACATCGCCCCCCCATACGTGCGAAACATCATTCAAAGCTGCCATGAGTTTTCCTTACGGAAGCGGCGGGCTCGTCGGGCTGCCCGGCGATGCGCTGGTGTGCGCGTGCTCTACGAGACTGATGCCGGCCGGCCCCGCCTGCACGTCCACGGTAGCGGTGAGCGTTTGGTTCACCTGCACGTCTTTCTCAAAGGTCGCATCATCGGTGAAGGTGGTAGCGCCTTGAATCGTGATAGTCCCATCGCCGTTCATCGCGATTGTCGCGCCGTGCCCGTCGGTGATCGCAATCTTGCCGTCATTCGTCATCTTGAGAGACTGCAATAGCTTGTGTACGAGCCAAAACTCTCCACTCGGCACGGGCAGCGGCTGATTGTTCTGGTTGAACGTCCGTGTGGCGACGACCCCTGAATTGATATCGCCGTTGGTGTAGAGCACATCGACCGTGTCGCCGATATTAGGCGGTGCGAATAGGCCCCAGCCGTTACCGATCCATGCCGAAGACAGCGGAATCCACCCGGTCAGCGCATCGTCGGGCTGCAGCGTCACCCGCACCCGCATGGTATTTGGGTCGAAGTTGGCGACCGATCCCATATCGCTCGTCTTGTACGACGCGAGAATCCGCTGCACCTGTTGGCGCACGGCGTTCATGATCTTCTGCATCATGAGTCGGGGCTCTCGGTCGGGCTGGTGTTCTGTGCGTCCACCGTCATTCGATAGCCGCCCTCGTTGTCTATGTCGCGGGTGACCTTGCGCGGGAAGTACAGTTGATCCCACGACGTGCCGGTGCCCTCAACCTGGACCGGCGTGGAGACGGTAAGCAAGTTGTCCGCCGGCAGGTTCGCCGACATGTTCATTTCGTGTGAAATGATCGTGTCGTAAGTCTTCTGCGCGAAGGCCGCGACCTGGGCCGGGGTCAGGTTAGCCCCAATCGTGAAGAAATACTGCTGCACCGCCCCGAACGGGGATGCTTTGCCCGCGGCAATTCCCTGCGGCGTCGTAGGATATGACTGCACGACAGCTTTTCCCGTGTTTCGGTTCGGGCTGCGCGCCGTGACCGATATTCCCTTCGACACCGTGAGCGTGCGCGAGAATTTCAGTTTGACGGTGTTGGCGATCGGTGAGCCGTTCGTCGAACTCGGCGGCGTCCACTGGATCACATACGGATTGCTCGCGCCGGTCGGCCGCGGGTCCGGTTCAAAAAAGAGCGAGTTGCCTTGCACGAAAACGACAAAGCCTTCCTCACGCGCCAGGAACGAAAGCAAGTCCCACTCGCTGCGGTTCGACGCGATCTGCACTTGGTCGTTCTGAAAGAACGTACCAACAAGCGTGGTAGTCGGCGTGATGTTCGAGGTATCGAGCCCATGGCTCTGCGCGAGCATGGTGGCAATCTGGCTCGAAGTCTGATTCTGGAAAGTCTGCGTAATGCGGTTGTCGATGAAAACCGCCGTCAGGTCCCGGCCCGCAAGCCTAAGCGCTCGAGTATCCGGTTCGTAATCGATCGTATCGACGCGGCCCAAGATCAGGCTATCGAGTTCCGATGCCTGCGGGTTGTTTGGATCTTGCGGCAGCCCCGCGTAGATCTGCGCGAAAATCTCGGTCTGGTTCGAGAAGAAATTAGCGTCGAACCCCGGCGGCAATGCCGATACCGCGTAATCGATCCAAAACGTGTCTGCCTCATAGTACGAATTGTTCGTCACGGAGGCTTTGGTCCAACCGGAGACCGCTGCCAGCGAGCCGAACGGGCCAAGCTGCACGATGCCGCGGGGCTGCCGCCCATCGGACAGGGCGGGCAGCGGATTGAGCGCGGTAACCGCCTGAGCGGCTACCGTGATCGCCGGCAACTGATCGACGGGCGTATTCACGAACTCAGAATCCCGCCATTCGATACGGGCGTCGGCGGGATGACCAAGGTCTCAATGCCCTGCACGAAGGGGTCAGTGAGGTCGTTCGCCTGAGCGATGGCTGTCCAGTCGCTCGCGTCTCCGTACTCATCCTGCGCGATCTGGAACAGGTTGCCGCCTGCGGTGGTCAAGGTGTTGGGCGAGGAATTGACCTGATCCAGATTCGCAAGCAGACGCCCCAGGACGTTTTGCAACTGCATCAGGGTGAATAGCTGCATGGTGTTGGCGGTTGCGGCTATTAACGCGTTTGCGGAAGTCTGCGGAGGTATTCCGGGGGTCACTCCGCCGAAAGTCGTCGGTGTTCCAATCGCCGCGGTGACTTGCTCGATGAGAACGGCCACCCGCGCAAGCACGTTTTCGACCGCCGTCTGGATCGGCCCGATGACGCTGGGCGGCGAGGTCGAGATAGACATCAGGCCGCCTCGATCATGGAACTCATTGTCGTCATCTGGCTATTCAGCTCTGGGTCATCGATTGCGGCCGCCAATGACTGTGCCATCGCATTGTCAGCATTGACCGCGTCATCGAGCGACGGCGTTGCCGAGGTCGTGACCGGCTGCACGTTGTTCGAGATGACCTCGAGCGTGATCCGGTACGGAATCTGATAGAAGCGCTCAAAGACAGGCTTGAACTGCCTAACGACGACCTGGTAGCTAAAGCTCGACCAGGCGAGCGTTTGCGGGACGCCGTTGACCATCGCGTCAACCGCTTTCGCTCGTATTTCTGCGTCCGGGCCAAAGAACCAGCCAGACCATTCGATGGGGTCGTAATCCACGCCCATACCATCGACGGTTCGCTTTCCACCGGTCAGCTTTTGTACGGCGAGCTGCTGATTCGTGCCCCAGGGAATGCGCTCAGGCATTTCTACCCCGGTGAATTCGATGTCACCGAGGGTAAGGGTCGTACCGTCTCCGCTCATGGGCTTAATCCGCCTGCCTGAAAGGGCGCCTGCGTCGGGTCGAACAAGCTGGTGCCGGTCTGCGAGCCGTTGGCCTCGTTGCCGCCATGCTCGAATACGACGCTCGCGATCTGGCGCCCGTCCAGGATGACAGGCGCCGGATTGATCGTGATTCCCCGACCCTGGCCTGGAGCCTCGGATCGCTTATCTAGCGGGTTTCCGAAAACAGACGGTGCGCTCCAGTCGAAACGACCGCCCTCCCAGTGTCCACTTCCGGGCACGCTTGGGTCTTCAACCCAGCGCCGGAGGCCGCTATTCCCTAGCCTTTGCTGAAAGTTGGCTTCGGCGTCTTTCCCGCCGACAAGGGACTCTGGGGCGCTGAAGGTGCGCAAGAAGTTCGCGCCGCCCTTCAATATCCCAGTGAAGAACGGCAGGATGGTCGTGCCAAACTGCGTCTTGAATTCGGTCCATGCGGCCTCGAATTCCTTTTCCTGGCCGCTCAGGGAATCTGGTAGCCCCTTCGTCGCCGCGTCGATGCCAAGGGTCTTTTGGAACGCCGCTACAGCGCGCTCGATGGTCGCGAGCTGCTTTTCCCACTCGTTCGCGAGCGCTCCGCCGGTTCTCCCGTAGATCAGCGCGTTCTGTCGAATGATGCCGGCCGCGTCCAAGTTCATCTTGGCGTAGACGGGACGTATCACCTGCTCATAGAACCCTTCCGGGTTCTCAGACAGCAGCTTGGCTTTATCGGCGCTCAGCGGGCCGTTCGGGTCCAAGAACTTGGCGATGCCGCCTTTGCTGTTGAGTTGGACCTTAGACGGGTCCCAGATCCCATTTTTTAGAAACTCATCAATGACGGGTACCGGCAATCCCTTGATGATGCCTTGCAGTCGACCGAACTGAGTCGCCAGGGCTGTGCCTGCCGAACTGCCGCCCAACGTCGAGATGCTGGGCTCAATGCGCGCCAGACCTTCACCGGTCAAATTGATGACGGACGACCCGCCCCGCTTCTCGAACTGCTGCAGCTGCTGCCAATCGACGGTATCGCCCGATCCGACCTTGAGCCGGTAGCCGATATCCGCCAGGCGATTGAATTCCGCCTGACTCTTCAGTCCGCCGGCAGACTCCACGAAGCGCAGCATGGCGAGGTTCGAAGAAGCGGAGCGCGCGGCCGATTCGTCATCCAGAGACGAGTCGAGAGCGTTCAGTTTCGACAGGATCGGTGCGGCGAGCTTGGCGCCCGCCAGCGCATCGGAGCCGTTGAGACCGGCTTCACGAAAGACGCCCTGAGCCTCGCGGAAATTTCTCAGG